GAATCTACCATCTAGCCCATGCTTCAGCCTGAGCATCCAACATTGATTTCCCTTAGGTGCTGCCATAATTTTAGTACCGGGATTGCTCCCCTTGTTTTGTGGTTGATTATTTCTTTTTCGCTGCCTTCTTAGCCTTCTTAGCCACAGACAGAGCAATGGCTACTGCCTGCTTCTGAGGCTTGCCTGCTTTCATTTCAGTCTTGATGTTGGAGCTAACTGTCTTAGCTGAGTAACCTTTCTTGAGCATCTTGTTAAAGTTTATGCAAAGATAGGTATTTCAGAATTGCCTCATAGACTTCAAGCTGATTTGCCCATCTCCGCTTGTATCCAGGAGCAGCATCGGATTGAGCCAGCTTATTTTTTAGCTGGGTAATTTTTCTGCCAAGGTAATCCCGGCAGTCTTGACTTGTCATCATTGGTTCTTCAAGGGTGTAAAGTAAATCATTGGAGTAAGTGCTTCTGCCCTCCCATTGTGCAGGGATTTGGCTGATGTGGATTGAATTAATCATAGTCTCTAAGTCTCATCAAAGGTGCATCAAATTTAAGCGGTATTATTCCGGTTGATCCTGACCTCATTTTGCACTGGTCAATGATGCAGAGGTCTTCATTGTAAAACTCTCTGTCACCGATTTTAGTTGTGCCTTCCTTACCGTAGTATGCAGGCCTCATCATCATCCATACCACATCAGCATCCTGCTCAATACTACCAGACTCTCGGAGGTCAGAAAGTTGTGGCATCTTATCAGGCCTTTCATCAACTCGCCTACTGAGCTGGCTGAGTGCAATCACAGGCATGTTTAATTCTCTTGCCAAGATCTTGAGACCTCTGCTTATTTCAGAAATTACATTGACTCTGTTTGTCTCCTTTGGATTGCTGCTGTCCATTAGCTGAAGGTAGTCAATGAATATTACCTGAATGCAATACTTGCGTTTCCACATGGTTGCTCTGGTCTTGAGCTTTCTGATGTCCATTGCACCGGAGTCAAATATTTTTACAGGCCAAGCCTTCATGCTTTGAACTGCTGACCTCAGTGAGCTTTTATCAAGCTCATTTAGATGGCCTTGTTTTATTTTAAAGGCAAAGATTTGGCTTTCCTGAGCAGCTAGTCTTTGTATCAGCTCATGCTTTGACATCTCAAGGCTAAACAGGCCACAGCCTATTCCTTGCTTAGCAAGATTGCGAACAAGGCTCACCACTAAAGCTGATTTCCCCTGTCCAGGTCTTGCACCTATCACAGTCAGTTCACCATTGGTAAAGCCTCCGCAAATGGCATCAAGTCTGCCAATTCCCGTTGAATATCCAGCAATGGCCTTGTCTGACTTATTTAGCCATGACTTTTCTGTTTCCTCTACTGATGCACTGAAATTGTCATCATCTTTTACGATTGCCTCACTTAGCAACTTGTCAGCCTGAAATTGAATTTTAGCCAAATGGTCAAATATGTCCATCTGGTCAGATTGCGCTCCTTGAAGCATCTGATGAGCAATCAGGAATGTCCTATGCTTTAGGTACTGTTCAATCAATATCCTGCAATGGATTTCAATTTTACCCAGACTTTCAAGACTGGCAAAGACTTTAGCAACATAGGCTGAGCCTCCGGCATCTTTAAGTAGTCCTGACCTTTTTAAGGTTGCAACCACTGTCATCAGATCTACTTCCTCTCCAGCTAATTGCTGAGCTTCTATTGCCCTTGCGATTAGCTTGTTCTGAGGATTAAGGAATATCTCAGTTGTTGGTATGATGGCAAAGGCAGATAGCCTGTCTTCTGCTGAGAGCATCATGCCGGATAGCACCTGCTTCTCTACTTGCTCATTGGTAAAGTTCATTTGGTTTCGATTGTGTTGCTAAAGTCTATGTTTTTATGATGCGATGGTCTCCAGGAGGGTGAATTTTCGGCCGGAAAACTTGTGCTTGCATTCTTTTGGTTTTTAGAGAAAGACGATTGATTTCTTGCCCATGTTGCCAGCCTTCTTGATATATCAAAGAACTTTTCAGCCTGAAATCTCATTTTGCCTTTTTGGTCAGTTTCCGTCCAATAGGCTTGAAAGTCTGCAAGCATTTGCTTGTCATATTTTGATTCAAACTTTGATAGGTCTGATAAATCAACTTTAACATCTACTTCCTCATTTTCATCCTTATCTACATCTACATCTACATCTACATTAGCTTCGGTTTCGCTTGCCTTCTGCTTATGTTTTGCTTCGTTCTTGCTTCCACCTTGCTTCCGCTTTGCTTTGCTTCCGCTTTCCCATTTAGTCCTATTTGCCTGAAGATTAGGCTTAATAAGTAGCCAAAATGGTAAGGCTGATTTTGAAAGTTCAGGCTCAATTCCATCAAGTCCGAACTCAAAAATTGCCCGAAAAATCTCTAATTGTGTGTCATCTGGAAGCAATTTAATTGCATCATAAAAACTTCTGTAAAGCACCATTGAATCTCTACTTTTCATAAAATAAAAAAACCCTTTGTTCGCCTTTCGAGGTAGGAGTCTCTACTCAGCGGACAAAGGGCAATAAAATATTTTACACTCGCTGCTCCTACCCAGCGGCCTTTCGGCTTTGCAAACTTAACTACTTTTCTTCAAACGCATTGATATGATCAAAAAATTTCTGCACCTCTTGCTCATTCATGTCAAATATCTGCCAGACCAGGTCTACCACAGCAGAGTTGATACTATCTTCAGCCTCTGCCATTTCCTCGCCTAATTGCTGGTGAAGAAACTTCTCAAACTGAGTAGCCTCATGCAGTAGCCTATTGAAGTGCATCTTGACATCATGCCGGAGCTTGTTATCTGAATGCTTAATGACATAGCCTGTCTCAAGCACTCCACGAACGAAGCAAGTAAACTTAGTGAAGTCTTTCATAGCCTAATGCACCAAGCAAAAAGAACGGTCATTCCAATGGCATAGGCAGTCATGACTATGCTGAAGTTCATCCATGCTTGATGATGCCTGTGAGCCTCCTGATATGCCTCATCCATCTTGGTGTGTTGGATGTGCCAGAACTCATTAGTATCCATAAGGTCTTCTATCTCCTTGCGGAGTTTTGCAGCCTGTTCCTTATGGTAGTCTCTTGATCTACGATGATTGTCTGAATGCCTCCGGCACTCTGCCAGGTCTGCCTTTAGTTTGCTCAATTCTTCCATTGGTTAGATTATTTTTTTGCAAATAAAATGAAACTAAAATGGAAGCACCAAATAATTATTCAAAAACCATGATGGTGTTTCTGAACCACCAAAGGCTACTATGATGGCGCAACATGTAAGTCATTGACTTGTTCATCTTATAGCCTCTGGTATTCATCTGCTCCTCTATGTATTTATTAGGCTGGCAGTTCACATGACCATCACCTACCTGCCCAGGAACTGCCCATGACAGGATGACCATCTTTGGCTTATTGACTACCACATTGTCTAGGAATGTCTGCTCAAACTCTTTAGGAATATGCTCACCCACTTCCAGACTCATTACCACATCAATCTCTTCTCCGCAATCAAAAGGCTTACTAAGGTCAGCAACCTGACCAATGCCCATTGTAAGCTGTGGTGTGTTCGGATTTCCATCATAGGCATGAACCTTATAGTTGTAAGCCTGGATCAGGTGGGCATAATCACCCATGCCACAGCCTAAGTCTAGCACACTGTTAAACTGATGCTTCAGAAATAGCTTTATAATAGCAGATGCTAAGTGCTTATCAAAGGCATGGCCTTCTCCGGTTGGATTCTCCCAGAATCCCTGCTCATTTATCTTCATATTGACTTTATTGAATAATAGTTATCAATCAGGCTGATGGTCTCATCAAGTGACCAGGAGACAATGAGCATCCACTTTCGCTCAACCAGCTTGTCAAAGATAGCCAGCTGATGTTCTGATGGCTTATTGTAGCCTACCTTCAGCTCAATAGCGAGGCCTGCATAGCCATGCCTCTGGTCTAAGATTATGCAATCAGGAATGCCAGCCTTTACTCCCATGTCCTTTAGCTTTAGAGCCTCAAGTGCATGCCTGCTGCCACCATTAGGGCAGTGAAACCAAAATGCGTTTATTGCATTAAGG